GATAGATTATTGATTAGAGAATGTTCTTTTACGATATAGTTCTAGATAGTCAATAACATTGACACCAAGTAGATCATATACCATTTGCTTTTGATAACCTTGAGTTGTAAACTCTCTGCAACTTGATTGATTCCAAGGAGATAGTTTACGATGTTCGTTCTCGCCCATGAGACGATCAATACGATTACAAAGATATGTAATATCAAAACTGTTTACATTCCAACCAGTAATCACGTCAAATGATTCTGTTCGCCAATACTTTATAAACTGTTGTAATAGATCAAATTCATTTTTACATTCAACATAAACTACATCTGTTCTGTCATGTTGCCATGGACCAATACCAAATACAATTGTGTCTTTACGAAATGGTTTGATTGATAGTGCATTAACTTTTTCAGATGCGATCATTGGGTCTGGGAAACCATCTTCACATTCACACTCAATATCAAGTGTGGCAATTTTTATCTTGTTGAAGTCCCAGTCGATGTTGCCTTGAAATTTATCTGAGATATATGTGTAAACATATCTGTCATAACCATGTATCTCAAACCCTTCAACACCATCATACTTCTCTCTGAACTTACGTGCCCCACCCATAGAGTTAAGTTCGATAACTTCTAGATATCGACCATCAAGTGATCTATATGGTGTTTGACCTTTCTTAGAAGGTACAAAGTGTTTGGGTCGATAGTTGACCTGTAGTTTTTGCTTTTTGTTACCTTGATATCCGGTAACTAGAATTTTGTCTCTTGTACGACAAACATTAGTGTAGAAATCCATACTGTAAGTATACTACAGTTGGATTATTCTGTCAATGTTCTTTTGCCTTCGAAATCGAAATGTTTTCTGATTACAGACTTTATTTCTTCCCAATGTCCTATCTTGTTTAGTTCATCTTCGACTGTCTGCATCATGTCTGGGTGATCTGCTACACCACTTGCATTCTTAGTTAGTACTTCAACATTGATCTTATGTTTCTCGATCATTGCATCAGCATGTTTGATTTGTGCCATTAGCACTCTGTTTGAAAAATCCATAATAATTTACTCCGGGGCAACTGGGACTGTTGCAGTAGAGAAGTCTTCTGCATCATCTTCGACTATAGATTGACCTTCTGCTCTATTTAAAATACCATTCAGTGTATCAATTCTAGCATCATCTGTATGATCACCGTGAGTCTTTAAAAATCTAATAGTAAATTTTATTGTACTGTAATCATTAGTGTCATTTGCATCTGCTTCTATATCTAGATGATTTTGAATGCTATCTCGATATGCATCTAAATGTGTCTGACTCATTTTTGTCCTCGTATTCCTCTATTTCCTGTTGCAACTTTGAAATTAGTTTCGAGTTGCGGTTTTGGATCAAACACTGTTTGTATTACTTGATGTTTGATCTTGAACTTATACTCTTTTGCATATGGTATCCATGGAGCAAAGTTCACTTCCATTTTATTATTCTCTGCTGTTGTGAGAATAATTTGTGGTTCAGTTATTATATAGTCGCCAAGAAATTGTTTCTCAACAAACCCCATAATAACTTCACCTGTGTTAAGACGAATGCATTTAACTTTTTGCATTTAGCACTATTTCCTGTAATTCAACTGATCTTCGACCTACTTGACCGAACCATCTGCTGTCTTCCATTTGACGTGCCATTTCTTCCCAATCACTCACTGAACATGCATAAAGCATATTTCTAAATTTACCTAGGCGATTTGCACCTAAGTTAAAACACATATTAACTAAGACGTGTTGAATATCTTCATGAAGATTATCAAAGTCTATATTGTGGTTTTGGCATACATGTTTTGTTTCTTCAACATGTTTATCAAAGTCAATCTCGTAGACTGCATCTACTCGTTCTTGACTTACTGGTGTTCCTTCTGGTTCACCGAATTCTGGGTCTTCTTCTCTAACGAGATGTCCAACTCCAAATGTTAGATAACCAAGAGAATCTTTATAGATTTCGAGGACTTCGCCCTCATGTCTCTTGATCTGTTCCTGTAATAACTCTCTGTTCATACTTGTCTTTCTCTAATTGTTCATCAATTAATTCAAGGAGAATGTCACCCATCAATTGATTAAGATCACTATTATTTAGTAATTCTTCTATGTTTTCCTCTGTCTCTTCTACGTCTTCTGGCAATCTTCTTATACTTCTTTGAAAGTTAATTTGTTTTTCACCTTCAACAAACTGTACATCACCATACTGATAAACTAATCCTTTCCATTCTGAACCAATAAGTTCTATACCCGCATCTTTCTCGAATGGGTTCTCTACGACTCTGTATATTGTTCCGAATAATTTTGACATAAAAGTAGGGCACTCTAGGTGCCCTTATATTTAGATGTTTGCTAAAACATTTTCTGGTGTTGATACTTCATATGGATCAGTATCGATGTTATCACCGAATCCTTCTTCTGCGAATACATGTTCAACGACATTGTCGTTTACAACTATTGCATATCTCCATGATCTTACACCAAAACCTAAGTTTGCTTTCTTTACACTTGCACCTACAAGTTCTGTAAATTCACCATTACCATCTGGTAGTGGTCTCACATTCTGTACACCCTGTGTCTCGAACCATGAGTTCATAACAAATGAATCGTTTACAGATAAACAGTACACCTCTTCAATACCTTTCTCTTGAAACTTTGAAAACATTGTTTCAAATCCTGGTAGTTGAAATGATGAACATGTTGGCGTGAATGCACCCGGTAGTGCAAAGATTACAACTCTTTTACCAGCAAACTGTTCAGTAGTATTGAGAAGAACAAAATCTCCGTCAACTCTTACTGGCATGTTTACGTCTGGTAAATTTTCACCTACGTTTATCATAATAAAATCTCCTAATTAATTAAGATACTCCTATTATAATACAAACAGGAGTATCTGTAAATAGGGTTTTACTTAATTTTGATTGTCTGAGGTTTCTCAGATTCAGGAATCTCTCTCTCAAGAGATACAACTAACAACCCATTAACTACTGATGCAGATTTAACTTTAACATGTTCACCAAGTGTCCATGATCTTTTGAAACTTCTCTCTGAAATTCCTTTATGTACAAAGTCTAGTTCCTGACGTGTAGTATTATCACCTGTTACAGTTAGTATTGAATCTTTATATTCAATATTGAGTTCTTCTTTGTTGAACCCTGCAACTGCAAGTTCAATGAGATATGTATCTTCTGAAGATTTAATCACATTGTATGGTGGAAAGTTGTCGTTGATATTAGATATCCTCTCCATGTCTGAAAAGAGTTTATCGAATCCTATTGTGAACGGTCTGAATTGACCAAATGTATCTATTGCTGTCATTGGTTTCTCCTATTAAATAGCAAGTTATTTCTAATCCCCTTATGGGCAATTAGGGCGTATGATCTGATCTGCTGGTATCTCTTTATCGAATTACTTCAATTAAAAGTCAGCAAATCAGTTCATACTAAAACTTATCGGTTTTGTGTGGTACTATGAGTAGTAGGATTTCTTCACTTACGATCTGATCTCCCTTACTCGGTGAACCTATCTGCCGACAAGGCGAACTTCAATAGTAGGTTTTCTTCACTTACGATCTGATTACCCTTATATCAGTTCTAGTGCTTTGAAAAGAGTTATCTAACCGTGCTCTTTTGAAGATTGTTGCTACCAATGAATTGGTTTGTTATCAACCCGAGCACTTTTGAAGAAAGAATTATCTTTTTTCAGCATTTGTATTTATATATTATATATGCTCAACCACCAATTTTTCAAGGGGTTTTTTAAAAATAATTGAATTATTTTTGAACGTTCACCATTTTGATTACTTTGTTAAGTCTACCACACTTCATCAATGAGTGAAATCTTTCTGCGTAGTAGGCAGACAATGATGCTAATCTATGCATTTTTATCTCCTATAATGTATCGCAACTATCCGTAACTGCTCTTCGATTTCTCTACTTAGTCTTGTTACATAAATGTTGCAAGGTCGTAACAGTATTGTTACATATGTATTTAGTCATTATATCATGCAAATGTAATATTTGCTAGACCTTTTTTGTTTCTTCTGACTATCTCGTTCTTGACCTTCTGTCTGAGTTTAGGTTTGACTGGTTTGTTATATGCTTCGATCAACTCTGAGTTTGATTTAGTATGCATATAGTCATGAACTATTGATTTCTTTTTTGTGTTTCTGTCAATCTGTACAGATGTTTTTCCATATTTTACCGGCATGATTTCTCCATAATTAAGTGTTAGTATTTATTGCAATACTTGTCTGCTTTTCTCCAGACATTATAGTTGTTACCCACAACTAAACCCATTAGAAAGTTCATTTGATCCATAGTTTTTGTTGATATTACTTCTCTATTCAAATCATGTCTAATTGCTGGTGAGAGAACTACTGTCTTGATAAAGATCATCTTACCTACTGATGGTCTTTCTCCAATAATAGGATTTAATTCTTTAACACAATCATATTGAAGTCCACGATAGGTTGTATAGATGTCTGCTAATTGTAGAGTGCCGAATGTAATCCATTGAGCATTTGTGATTGGTTCAGATAGTGTAAATTGTAACGAGTTCTTCTTTTCCTTTGACTTTGATATCATCGACTCTAGTAAATAGTCCTGCTTGACAGAGTCCAGCAGTTCTTTGCGATAGCAACACTCGAATCCCATCATAATTTCTAGTTTGTCCTTCGAGTCTAGCACCCAAGTTGACGGCATCTCCGATGACGGAATAGTCAAATCTAAGTTCTGATCCCATGTTTCCGACAATACATTCCCCTGTACTAATCCCGATACCAACATCAATCCTAGGAAGACCTTGTTCTTCATATTCTTTAATAAGTTCATCTGCTTTCTCTGATATTTCTCTCGATGCATCAATTGCCTTCTGAGCATGATCTTCACAATCCAAAGGAGCATTCCAAAATGCCATTATGCAATCACCCATATACTTATCAATGGTACCACCATGACTTAGTATAATTTTTGTCATCGTATCTAGATATTTATTAATAAGTATGACTAGACCCTCTGGGTCATCTTTGTTTTTGTAATGTTCAGAAACAGGAGTAAATCCACAGATGTCCATGAATAAGAAAGTCATCTCTTTTCTATCCCCACCTAACTTGAGTTTGCTAGGGTCTTTCTGCAACTCCTCAACCATGTCTGGAGATAAATACATCTTGAACTGTTTCTTAATTTGTTCTTTGAGTTGATATGTAATATAGTATTTGTTGAAAGAAGCATGTCCAAATACCATTATGGAGGATATCGATGACCAGAAAGTATCGAAAAGAACGTAATCATAAGTCCAAATCCAGAATCCACCACCCAACTGAAGTCCAACAATACCTAAACTCACTATCGCCGAAACAGTTGTGGGAAGCATGTAAACCGCTCCCAATATTCCTAGCAAAACTGTCAAGAGAAGAACAACTTCGAGAAATTCAAGATAGTAGGATTGTTGTATTCGAACTTCTTGCAGAACGGTTTGGATTAGGTTTGCTTGAACTTGATGAGGATATAATACACCCACTGGGGTTGAAATTGGATTATTCAATCCCTCAGCAGTTAGACCCCATACTAGAACCTTGTTTGTAAGATTAGCAGTCTCAAGATCACTTGCTGATATTCTATCAAACTCGTTCCAATAACTGATCATTACATCACTTGTTGGAGTAGTCTCGATTGGTGGTGCTTTACCCATTCTGATCCATTCTATTCCAACTTCTGGTGTAACTTTTGTATTGTAGTTAGGCATATCGTATAATGCTCTGAGTGTCTCTAGAGCAAGAGATGGATATATAACATCGTTTGCTTTTACGATAAGTGGTGCTGATCTAATTGTTCCATCAAAGTTTGCTGTACCCATCTGAGAAGGTGTAGCAACTGTAACACCAACACCATAAGTATTGTTACGCAGAACTTCAACCGGTGATGCGATCCCATCATAAGACCAAATAGAATCTTCTATCTGTCCACCACCAAATGTTGTAGTCTTGACGAAAGGTGCGGCCCCGGTGCCTTTTTGATTAGTTGGTTGAGATGATAAGACGGACAATCTATTGATTAGTCCTAACGCAAAATCATTGTCTTGTTGGAAACGATCCGGTTCAGTAAACCCAATTGCAAAAACATGTGTCAAACTTGGGTCAGTATTTAATAATATCTCCCCATAAATTCCTCTCGGCCAAGGATATTGACCATATTTTTCTAGGGACTTTTCATCTATGTCCACTAGAACAATGTCTTCTACTTTTTGAATCTCTTGTTGTTGATGTAAGAAGTCAAACCATGACCATGATATATTTTCTATGAAATATGGATTCCATATTTTTAATCCTAAACATAGACCGATTGTAACTAAAACTGTTTTCCAATTATACATAGATATCTATAATCAATCCCTTTCTCCATTCCATAAGTCTATACTTTCTATATCTATTTTGAGGTAACATTAGTTGCCCTGTGTAACTGAGACTGAGCAACCACCAACTGTCATACAGTTCTGTGTAAGATTATAAGATTGTGCTGTTGCACCTTGTTGAGTGAGATTGAGTGTAGTTAAATAATTTCCTTGAAGTTGAATGTAAGCACCGTGTGTACCTGTACCATTCTGTATTAAGTTTACTTCTGAGTTATTTGTACTACCATAATAATATACTCTTGCGTATTTGTCGCCTGATCCATCTTGATCTATGTTTGTCTCTGTATAACTTGCATGAATATCTAGGTACGTTTCGTGTGTACCGTCTTGTTCTACATTGACTTCATTGTAATTGCCTAAGACGTGAGCACCATATGTTGATCCACCGTCTTGATCGATATTGATTGTGTTGTTTGATCCGTCAACATCACCGCCCCATGCTTCTCCAGAACCCCACCAAGGGACCCATGAGATTGTATTGCCATTACCTTTTTGAGAGAGATTGAATGTGTTGTTTCCGTGATCAGTAGTGAATCTAATAAGATTTCCATATCCTATTTGCTCAACATTAAGTGTTAAGTTATCACCACCATTGACTTGTTCTACATGAACGTGATTGTCATCGGCAAAAGTGAGGGCACTTATTAAAATAAATGCCCCTATAATAAATGTTCTTTTTAAAAAATCCATACTAATAATAGTGTAAGTAGAGCACCTTCTAAAAAAGATATGAGCATTGCTTGATACTCAGTTATCTGTAGGCGTTCTAACCATTTGTAGGTCAAATCTTCATGCCATTCTAAAAACTTTGTTAAATATTGCATAAATTTTCCTCCGTGTTATATTTAGTTAGATTGATTGATCACAATCTCAATTGCTTTGTCTCCACTACCAAATTCTATTATACCTTGATAACTGTCGACATTTGTTTCTAAAGTACCAGAGTTGCCACTTGCTATGATAATTTCTATGAGACCATTAACATCTCTAAAGAATATTAGTTCATTGTCTCTGATAAAAATATTATACTGCGAGTCTTTATTGAATCCAAAGGCCGCTCCGATCAAATCTATATTTCCTACTGCACTAGATCCTGATTGCACATCTCTAAGTTGAACTGTTGTTCTTTCTAATTCTGGTACTACGTCTAAGAGATCAGTCAAGAAATCAACATCAAGAAAGTCTATGTCCAACTCTGAGAAAGATAAGTCCTCTGTAGTGTCTGCTAATGCATCACCTTCGAGTTCGTTAAATTCTAAGAAGTCTACATCTAGAATACCTTGATCTTGATCTTGATCATCTCTGTAATCATCTTCTAATTGTTCTCTTACTTCAGGTGGTGGATTAACAATAAACATATTATCGATCATGTTTGGTGTAATGTTATTAATTGTTAATGCTGTAGTTGGTGCAGTATCTAATGTTGCAACTACAGTTGCTTGATATGGTTGATTGAGTGTAACTTCACCACCTAAATTTGAAACTACTATTTCGCCACTTGATTCTCCTGTCTCTTCATCTGGGAGTAAGATCACTAATGATCTTCCGATCTCATCTACGGTTGTAGTGAAATCTGTACCCTTAATTGATATCTGAGCAGTTGGTGTTGAAACGTTTACGTTTGCTTTGTTGATTCTATTACCTAATCCAGATGTAAATCTTGCTGTACCCTGTACCATTTTAATGGACATTTTAGATAAGTTTGGATTGGGATCATAATATGCTTCATCGATATAAGCATAAGTGTGTTCAGTCATATCTAAAACTTCATTGTCTAAGAAGACAATTTTCATTCTACCATTGACTGTTTGTGCTTCATCTTTAAGAACAATCTCTGTCCCTACAGGATTTTCTAATTGTTCTTTATCTCTGGTGATGAAACCATTACCAGATTGTTCTACAATATCACCAATGGGATTGCTTAACACAATCCCACTGATTAACAAAGTACTAAGAGTCGTTAGCAGAATCTTTTTGATTGATCTGAATGACTGCATTTTCACTATCGACATCTAGGTTTATAATCGCATTGGGCGATGAACAGGCATTTGATGCACCTGCCGCACATGTACCTGATAACTGATTGATATCCACGTCAGCACTTGAACCGTCTAATGTTAAAGTTAGACTTTGTTCACCATCGTTCTGCAATGTATTGATATTGTTTGAAGAACCATCTATATCTAAGTTCCAAACAATGTTATCTGATTCCCAATCAATGTCAAAGACATTACTTGAAGAACCTGATTGCAATACTAAATCTGCATTTAAGAATTCTGCTGATGCGGTGGCACCTTGATCAATATCAAAGGTGTTTGAATCACCAGTAATGACAAAGTTCATATCACCTGAATCAGATGATCCACTAGAACCTACATTCCAGTCAAACTCGTTAGAGTCTCCTGTTACATTTAGAATTACATCATAACTATCTGCTATGAAAGGTCCGTACAATAAGTTTTGATTACCGACTAAGTCGATATTAAAATCTAGTGTTGAACCAGTAAGTGTCATAGATGATAATGTTCCGCCTGAGGCATCATTTCCACCTACTTTGTTACCGAATCCTATCTGATCAATGTAAAGTTTTAAAGTATCCCCGACTTGGGTTATTTTTACTTCGTTATCATCAGTGGCCGCCGCGAAAACAAATGTTGTCGACATTAGTAATAATACTAAACTAAGTATTTTATTCATTTTCGTTTTCTCCTAGAGGGTGTTTATCATTCTTCCCATCACTTCCGTGTGGGTGTCTATGATCTCCCTCGATAACCCAGAAACCTCTATCGTGTCCCTGGTAGATTAATTCAAGAACGGCCGCTTCAATTGCCGTTCTCGTAGCATAAGTCACCGATTCATTATTACCAATTCCATCTTCGTATTCTACCAACTGAGTTCCTTGCTCGATGAATCTAAAAATATCTCCACCTGATCCGTAACTCAGAATCGTCTTACGAGTCTGAACGTTTAACAAAACTTCACCTGTGAGAACTGAAACTGCTCTCATAGAAACTGTAACTGCATCTTGCCTGTACTGTTTCGTATATCCAATTCCAAGTGTTCGTGCGCCTCGTCCACCTGTCATCAAATTGGAATCATAACCAATTACACCACCTTCTATTATTATGCCAGCAAACAAAAGTGGTTGTACGTCTTCGACTTCTTCGCCCGTAGAACGAGCATAGTCTTGACGTGCTGATCTTATAATTTGTCTCTCTCTAACTAATGCATCTATACCATTTCTTTCGACAACTCGAAACCATGTTCCTTTTCCTGCTGTCTTTAATGCATCGATAACCATTTCTACACCACCCTGTGTTACTGCTGTAGAAAAAGATGCTATGTTATCAACTGATTTTCTTTGTCCTGTTTTGTCTATAAAATTATATACTGCAACTACTGGTCGTTCTTTTGCTGGTGGTAAATTTAATAGATCAATATATGATGGAAGTCTTACAACCTCTGGGTTTTCTACACATATGTATTTTCTTGTTACTGATTTTGCTATACCAGTTACAACATCTTTTTTCCAACCCTCTTCAAATCTGCCTGTTTCATAGGCACAGTCCGCTGGATTGTCTGACCATTTGGGCACTGATGCACACCCTGTGAGAACAATCATTGTTGCTAAGAGAACTGACCTGAGCATTATCCGCCTCCGTCAGAACCACCACCAGTATCAGGGTCTTGTCCAAAGTTCCCTGTACCAACTGGGATCTCTAACACTGTTTCAGTTCCATCTTCTGATACAACTGTCAATCTGATAAACTCTGCACCAGATTCATCTGTTATCACTTCCCATGTGATGATATTTCCTTCTAAAGCAAATGATCCAAACCCTGCAGGGTTGTCATTTGCAAACATTGATTCTACTAATTGTTTGGCAAACTGAGCATAGATTCTTGATTCTAAGTTTCTAATGAATTTTGCCAGGGTTGTATTCTCTGCTTCTCGTTCAGCGGCCTTTCGTGCTGATTCGAGAGCATCTTCAATTTGTTTTTTTCTAGAGAACTCTTGGTTCTCAATAGTAAGATAGTGAGCACCTGTTCCAATGCCACTGAAAGATGGATTCTTAAATCCAAATTTGATCTCATCTGCCATGATTGGCAGTGATAATATTATACTAAGACTTATTATTCTTTTCACGTTTCCTGTTCCTTCTAATTTCTAATACTGTATTCAACTTTTGCTGAAGACGTATCTGATCTTGATCTAGCATTCGCATTTGATCGATCAGTTTGATAAGAGTGGTTCTCTGCTTATCTATTTTGGGTTCTAATTCTTCAGTAACATATTGCCAAATGAAGTATATAAAGTAACCCATACCTAATGCCATAACAACAGGAAATCCAAAATCATTTACTATCTTAACTAACTCGTCTACCATTAATCTCTCCGAGCATCTATTCCACCATCTTCAATGAAGTTTTCACTTCTTGCTACTCGTTCTAGATCTGGTTGAAGTTCAAGTGCTTGAGATATTAGTAAATCGATCTTGATAATTTCATTATTCATTACTCTGGCCCTGTCTTCCAACATCGATACCATACCAGTTAATGTTTTCACGTCATCTGCTACACCTTCTAAGATGTAACGTAGAGTTAGGAAGATAAAAAATGCCATTACTATCGAACCAGCAATTGGTATTCCCACTTCTTCAATTAATAATAACAAATCTTCCATGCAATTATTTATGCTTTTTGTGAACTATTCACATAAAAAAAGGGACTCTTCCGAGTCCCTTGTCAATTGTTTAAGTTTTAAACGTTTACAATTGTGTGTGAATGTCGTTTATCACTGATGCTTTAGTACCTGATCTTTTGATCTTAAGTCCTTTTTTATCAGCATATTCAACTAACTGCACTTTGGTAAGTTTCTTAAGTTCTGCTTTTGAAACTATTCCATTCTTGTTGGCATCTGCCACTGGAGCAGATACTGGTGCAGGAGTAGAAACAGTTGTACTAACTGAATCTGTATCACTTTTATTACCAATGAAAGCATAGACAACTACTGCCAACACAATCAATCCTATAATATATTCCATAATTTACTCCTATTCGAATATTAGTACGACTAGTATATCACAATTGCTACTTATTTAAAAGAGGGTTTTTATCTTTTGCTTTACCTATTGCTAATGCAAAGACTTCTAACCACACATATACTTTCGCCCAAAGTTTATCGTCTTTTGGGGTCGGTGTTAATGATACTATCACCGAGCATATTGATATAACTATTGGAACTATCATAAAGAGGTTCCATATTCCCATAACAAAGTCTATTATACCTGAAAACATAATGCTTCCTCCTGACTTTTATTTAGTTGTTTGAGTTGCCGATTGAGTATTTTGTAGTGAGTTTCCAGTTACTCTTATCTTTAAAAGATACTATCTTGATCTGAGATAAGGGTGCTCTGGGTTCTACTATTTGTTGTGGATTCAATACTTCGACTAAGTTCCATTGTCTTAATAGATCGACAATAGAGTTTCTACGTCCAATATCTGACTCATCTATGTTAGCAGTTTTGCCATCTAATTGGAATAGTTCTTTGAAGTGTACGATATAGTACTTGCCTTTTTTGTGTAATATATGACATGATTGAAAGAGTTCTTGATCTTTCCTACTGGCGACGCCAATACGTGTAAGAGTTTCTCTTATCTTTAGAAAATCGTCTTTTTCTTGAAATTTTATTTCGACTAGATTATTTACTAGTGTCTGTTCGTCCATTGTTTGTGCCACCAAAATTCATACTTTCTTTCAATTCACGGTACTGCTTATCATCTAATAACTCAAGATACTCTTTTGCTCTTTGAGTCGATACACCGTAAAAGGATTTAATTGTATCTAGTTTCTTACTTTCGTAAGGTTTTTGCCATTTTGAAAATCGCCTTCTTTTTCTAAGAGTATTTATTAAAAATGAATACTGAAGACGATTATCCAACTGGTGATTACAGTTCATCTCGTTAATTAGATAAACTGCATCTTGGTGGTAGGACAATGCCCTGTTAGTTAGGAACGGTTGATATGCCTTTTCTTCAACGGCATCAACCATAATATCGACTTTGTCATGACTGACATTCTTAACAAAGTCAAATGGATTTCTTTTACTCAAGTCTTTCGCCTGAATCGGTAAGATGCTTTTCAACTTCAGCAATAAGTTCTTCACCTTTCTTACCTTCGACTAGCACATACTTTGTGCCGTCTGCTCTCATTCTCTCGATTCTGCCATCCATATAATTAGTATCGATAACACCACCGAGTTCATGATCTTTGATTGATTCTTCTGTTTCATAATACATTGAAGTAAGTTTGTGGGAATGAATCTGCAATATCTCATTTGCCTTTTCTTCTGCTAATAAAATTAATCTTTGTTTTTCAACTGCCGAATCATATTGTCCCATCATTATTACTCCTTTTTGATTTTAGAAACTGTTTATCTGCTTGTCTTTGAAATGACTTTTCAATTTGTCTGTCAAACCAATTACGAAACCATTGTCTGAGTTTACCCATTATTTGAATTTACACTCCGACATAATCTCTGTAAGACATGCAACAAAATTGATTTCTGAATCCATTGCAAATGCAGACTTGTATTGATAGTCTGCAATAATCAAAACACTTGCTGGTATAGATGCTGGTTCTAACTTAGTTTCAAGTGCATTAAATATTTTTCTGAATAGGGTATTGAAGTCTTGATCTGAATTTTGACCAACCCACTTTCGCATACCTTTCCAATCTTTTTCTGCAATCATATTAATTAATGGTGTGAGTTTCTCTTCGGACAATGTTGCTAGAAGTCCACTATCAATTACACCACTTGCACCATATCTTTGTACTTCGTTCAGACATCTTCTAAAGTCTGGGAAGAATTTTAAGATCAGTTCAACTAATACTTTTTGTTCATACTTGATACCTTCATCATCACAGATCAACATAAGTCTTGCTAGAAATACTGATGCAAGTCTTTGCTTCTCATCTGGTGTGATGTTAAAATCTATAACAGTACATCTAGAGTGAAGTGCTGGTATGATTCTGTTCTTGTAATTACAAGTAAAGATAAATCTACAATTTGAAGAGAACTCTTCTATGAAGTTTCTCAATGCAGGTTGAACTGAGTCGGCATTAATATAATCTGCTTCATCTAGAATTACAACTTTAGGACCACCAGATAGTGATACTGTAGATGCAAAGTTTTTGATTTTAGTTCTGAGTGTATCGATCAAACGACCTTCATCTGAACCATTGATAACAATGTAATCAGCACCAAGTTCATTACATACTGCTTTTGCAATTGTTGTTTTACCAACACCTGCTGAACCAGATAATAATAGATTTGGTATTTCACCGTTAGATACAAATTCTTGAAATGACTTCTTGATATTTGCTGGTAAGATTGTGTCTTCAATTGTTTGAGGACGATACTTTTCTACGTATAAAAAATTGTTTGTATTCATAATTAGAGATCAAACCCCTCCGAATGATCGCCTTGAACCCCAGGATTTCTGATGAGATGTTCAAGTCCCATGGTCAATGCGGAGACTGGCACATTGATCACACTATAAGAAATATATATGTCTCTAGACATTATATTTTGAGTCTGGTTCAAGTGCGATGAAGTACTCTAAGTCCACATCTTTGTTTTTAAAGTTTGATATACCTTTAGAAGATACATACACTTCGTAATTGCCTTCTAAGACTTTGAGATTCTCGATCTTAAAGTTCATAGAGAATGAAACACCATTACCTTCACCAACTATTCTGCTGAAAGTATTTGAAGTTGCATTCTTTTTATCAGTAACATCTAACTTGATTGTTGTACCATCTGATGAAAGTACAAGATCGTTTACACCAAGAACACTGGCCGCTTTTTGTAATTCGGTCAGAAGTGTAGACGACATATCAATTTTAACTTCTGCATCAGGCATTGTGATCATCTTCTCTGGAGAAGTTACCATGCCCTCACTTGCATAAAAGTATGTCATTGCAGAATCTTTATCTGATATTGATACTGCTGAATCATTGAATTCATAATCTGGTGTTTCCATGAGTGATACTGCACCCAAGAATTCTGTTAGATTATAAATGCTAAACGTTTTATCAAACGTCTCTGGTATACTTGCTACTGCTAGTATATTTTTCATATTCGAGATAGTCTTCAGTTGATTGCCATTTTCAACTTTGATACCTGAATTTATCGTTGCGAAGTTCTTTAAGATACTTCTAGTTTCTTCACTAATTTTCATAAGTCTCCTTTGTCATGCACATGTAACATAAACAAGGCATAATGCAAAACTTTTAACAAGTCTGCTCTATTCTTGCCACCTTTCTTTCCGTATCGTTGTGCATATTTCATAATATTACCGATACAGAAACCTTCACCATGACCAGAGTCAATAATAAACTCAGTCGATTGGTATTTGTTGAGTGAATAATGTTGATCATAAGTATTGTCAATATAAGAGGCAAACTCTTTTATAAGTTTGTCCTCATTATATTTGTAATTGATTTTACTCTTAAACATTCTCATCGTATTCATTATACTCTGAAGTCTCTGATTCTTCAAGAGGGTTTTCTAAGTTCACACCAGCATCGACTTTAGTGTAAAGATCGATAACTGCTGATCTAGTTTCCTCATCAAATCTAGAGATACACATCTCAATTGATTTCATTCTGTCTTTGAACATTCTGAATGCATTGACAATGTGAACAAGTCTTCTTGTAGTAATGACATCATCGATACCACCTTCGTAGTAAGTTCTTCTAATGATATCTGCCCAGTCAACAAGTTTCTCACAGAACTCTTTATCGACATCTCCGGTCAGTGCCATTTCTTTAGAAAGTATTTTCTTCTCGATAGCAACTGAAGGATATTCTTGTTGCATTGTAATCGCAAATCTTTCAAGCATTGCCTCGTTCATGATCTGAGTACCGATGAACTTGCCATCTTCAGAACCTTGACCTTTAGTATTAGCAGTAGCAAGAATTGTGAAACCTTCTTTTGGGGATACCCACTCACCAGTTTTCTTGATCAGATAACCTTTACCTTCAAGAACTGATTGTAGACACATGAGTTTGTTAGAACCAAGATCAACTTCGTCAAGAAGAAGAACTGCCCCTTTTCTCATTGCTTTGATAACTGGACCTTCTCTGAAAGTTATGTTACCATTTTGAAGAGTATGACCACCCATCAAATCATCTTCGTCAGTCTCGATTGTGATATTGACTCTGAATAATTCTCTCTTGAGTTGAGCACATACTTGCTCGATCATAAGTGTTTTACCATTACCAGAAAGACCAGTAACAAATACAGGGAAGAATATCTTAGACTTAAGAATATTCTTTACATCTTTGAAGTGACCAAACGGAACATAGTTTGACATCTTCTCAGGTACAATCTTGAAGTTATCTTCAAGAACATTGATCGTCTCAGTTTGAGCGGCCACTGGCATATTTGACGTAGTTGATACGTTCATTGGAACAACCTGTGGCGTCGTTGGTACGGGTCTAGGAGTCGTTGGAGCATGTGCTACAGACAACAACGGTGTTAGATCAAAGATAGTGTTTGTCTCATTAGCAAACGGGTATCTTTTTTTCTTCAACCAGTAAGGTCTTTGCGATAGATTATCAATCTCTTCTATCGTTAAGACAGTTTTGCCAGGGTATTTATCCTGGACTTCTGATAGAAATTCTGCTCTATCGGGCGTGAGATGGAACTTCTTGCCATCTAATTCTACGTATTCTCTCATATAGTCTCCTTTAAAAATACAGTTAATCTTCTCATCTTTTATAGTATACTAAAAAGTGTGGGTTACTGTCAACCATTATTTTAACAATAACTCCAACACTTCTTCTTTAGACTTCTGTGCGATCAAGTCAATCATCTCTGATCTTGTTAACTTGGACATCTCTGCTTTTCTTTTCTCTGTCCATTGAGTATCAAGAATAGTTTTGAAATCTCTGACTACGTTATCGCCATATCTCGGTTCATAATAAACAACTTCTAATGACTCGGCAGTTTTGAACGATGTCCATGTGGCCTTGATAGCAGTTTCTTTTCCAGATTTTCTTGCTTTCATGCCCTTAGCAATCTCGTCTCTAATGCTAGAGTCCTTCATATCGAACTTTACAATGTAGACACACTTGCCATCATCGTTAAATCCAGATACAACTATGATTGGATTTTCTTTCAAAATCTTATCATAAGTTTCTTTTTTCTTTCCGCCCCAGGACATACCACCATGTAACTTAGTTACAACTTTGGTACCTCTGACACTTTCAGATTTTACTTCAACGTTTCTTTCCGTCTCTGGATCGAACCCGTCATATCCATGCATGTCTTCTAAATTGTCAAAACCACATTTGCTAAGAGTCGCCCATTCTCTAGAAGGACCAGTAGCAGATTCTTTTGACATCATGAATTGTGCAAAGACTTTATCTCTCTTATCGAGAATTTCTTCATTGAAGGAAAACTTTCTTGTTAAGTCTCCGATCAATGCTTTTTCTTTTATACTTAACATAATTTTACTCCATTGGTTTAAGTAATCTCTGCAAGTCAACATCGATAGATGTTTTCTTACCTTTTCTTTTAGTCCAATAACTATCGTTATTGACCCAGTATCTAAATGCTTTGCATTCAACTTTTTCTTCAGCACATTCTGAGTGCCTCGAACAGTCAAACTTTACACATGGGCCTTCGCCGATGTTGTATAAAGCATCTTGAAATTTATCTACGTTCATAGTTTGAATTATATCCATTATGCGATCTCCTTTATAAATTCATTTGTTAAGAATCTTGATGTAGTTTTGTTCTTCTGATTTCTTTTGAAAGCAGTTAGAATTCTACCTTTCTTTGCACCCTCAAGTTCTTCTGAGAGTTCGTCTTCTGATGATGCCCCTAAGTTGTTATTAGAAACTAAGAAGAGTTTGTTGTAACCTTTAGTCTTTAGAGTAACACCAGTTTTTCTGACATCTCTCCAAAGTGCATTGAAGTCCATTTCCCAATTTGTTTCTGGTAAATCTCTGACCATGTTGATGCACTCGCCTTTTCTACTGAAGACAAAGTAACCAGTGATCGTGCAACCAGTCTCAGCAGAAATCCACTCAAGTAAGTTTGCAGTCTTGTCCCAACCATCATAACTTTCTACGTTTCTTGATTTGAAAACATGATACTTTCCAGAGTATGGGTCTTTGAGAAATCTTTCCCAGTTACTTCTATATCCCCAGTAACTATCACCACCAGTTTGAGATTTCATATCTTCTTGCTCTGCTGGTGTCTCTGATAACCAATCTGAGTTATGAGAATAACCATCTGTGATAACAGTAAGTATTGACTTCTCGATACCGTATTGATAGTTGAATTCTGCAATAAGTTTTCTCATTGCGATCAGTGTATGATTAAGAGGTGTCCCACCAAGTTGATATTTTCTAGGGCCGAAAATGTCTCTGTAGAAGTAATCGTATTCTAGATCACAATCACAAACCTGTTCGAACTCTCTTCTCTTCTCTTCTTTTGACCATCTGTCAGTGCTATCAGACCAGAAGTTGAAATACAGTGCTGAAAGAATGTACATTGCTTTAGCATGTTCTCTGCCAGACTGTTCGTTAGATAACATCTCAACCAGTCTGCCTGCACCACTTCTGAATGAATACTCATCATCAGGTATATCTTCTTTCATACAATCTGAGAACAAGTATACTCTGTAAGGTATTTGTACTTTTCTGCAAAACTCTGCAAGTATAATTGATTGCTCGATCAAATCTCTGACTTCTTGATTGATAGAACCTGACCAGTCAAGCATGACATTGACACCATGATTCTTGCCATCAGGTAAGTATGTAACTTGTTTGAAAATATCATCAACGATCTGATACTTGGCAAGTCTATTCATATCTAACTTACCAGATTTACCAGTTCTTGCTTTCAATGATCTCATAGCAGTCTGTCTCATTTCGAATTCTTTTGCCATGTGATTGATAACTTTTTTGTTCTTGTCTTTCAAATAATTCATGACTAGTTTAGGTTTAGTCTGATAATATGCTTTTGCTTTTTTGTTCCAGTCGTTTTGATAATCATCTTTTGTATCAGTGTGGACTGACCATTTGTCCCAGTCTGCAAGAACTTTTTTGTAATCGTAAATGATCTGATCGATCTCGTCTTTGTGATTGTCGATATCGAAGAAAGTTTTGACACAGGCATTTTCATCAACGAACTGATCTTCATTGTTATGTGCATTGTGTTCTGTTAGAGATTCTCTGGCACCATCTTCATCATCACTTTGATAGTTAGAAGGTCCAACACCACCTTTTCTGCCAGTTTGCATTTCTTCAGATGTTTCTTTATCTTCCCACTCTTCTTCGTCCAGATCTGGCATACTATCTTCTTCACTGCCTTGATCTTCAGTCTCTTCTTCTTCAGTCTCTTCATCATCATTGTTGAAGTCTGACTCACCAGATTCGAAATCTTCTTGCTCTTCATCATCAAGTTCGTCTTCATCTATCTCTGAAGAAAACATTTTTGATAGCATCTCATCTTGTTCTGTTCTTTGCTCGTTTTCTTTTGACCATTCGTAGATTGCTTTAGATACTTGTTCAACATCTTTCCATGTCTCACACTTCATTGCCATATCTAAGAAGACTTGTTCTTCATCTGTCAATTTGATATCTACTCTAGAACCACACTTAGTAATAAGATTGATCTTGTCGATCAATGAAAGTTCTTGTAAGTCTCTTGTTTTGATACCGAAGAAATCTTTGTCCATCAATTCATTGTATGCTTTGAAGAATGATTTTCTGAGACCTTGATATCTATCTCTGATCTTTCTTTCTATTCTAACATCTTCAACAACATTCAAATAACCCTTAAGAGTTCTGTTCTCTTTAAGAGTTGAATGAAGTCCTTCATAAGGTGTGTATAAAGCATGACCAACTTCATGACCCATGAACAAGTCATAAAGTTCACTAGACATTTCTTCTTTGAAAGTAGGACAAGCAAGTACACGATTCTTTACATCGAAATATGCTGTAGGGATTTTCTTATGAACAACAGTAATATTCTCTGTCGCCATAAGTTTTGCTAGGTTTGATTTGTTTTCTTTAATATTTGTCATATGTATATCCTATCAAAAAGTGAGGGTCATTGTCAAGGTTAAATAAAATCTGCTATAGATTCCCAACAACCACTGACTCCGATTGCTGAGTTATCACACCCTTGCCCATCGAACCACCACTCCATTTCTAGTCCTTTAAAAGATTGTTTGTAAATAATTGCATCGAACCAAGAACCAACTTTCTCATAACCATTTGATTCGCACATTCTTGCTTCTATGAAATTGTCGTTGACAATTTTGACGTAACCTTCATACTCTCTACCAGATTGTTTATATCTAATCTGTTCATAGTCTCCAATAAATAATTCTTTTAAACTCATCTACACACCTCGTCAAATCTTAATTCAATCAAGGCATCGATGAATCCTTCTTTACCATTTACTGGACTTGGTACATTAGCAATACCAAATTCATTTTGAATTGCAAAGATCACATTCCAAATGTCTTTCTCTGCCATATTGCAGACTTCTTCTGCTATGTTTTCTTTAATATTATCGTTTATTAAATTGCTCATTTCTCACTCCTTTTGTTACTGTATTAGTATACAAAAAAGTGAGGGTCACTGTCAAGGTTTAATTTTGATTATTTTCTGGAGTTTCCCAAGTTGGACCTTTTTCATTGAGATGAAGTCTGAATAAGTCTTCGTTGGACTCAAGGTCAATTGGGTGAGTTGGCATTTGTTTTTTGAGATTAGATGAGAACCATAGTGATATTGTATATCTACTATTACGTCTCACTTTTGCGACACCGTGTGGAATATAAATGCCTTGAAATAATAATCCACTAGTTGCTTGAGGTGGGAATGAATCTGCATCGTATTCTCTTTGAACATTGTCATGACACATTACTTTACCTTCTGGTATGTAAGTCTCACCACCTTTGAGATCATCGTTCAAATATAAAATACATGTCCACTCACGTGCTGGTTCGCCGTGGTGTGTATTCAAATCCATTTCTTGATTAGAGTATATGTCTAGGTGTGGGTGCTGTTCACCCCCTATTCCCCATTCATTGATACCTACCATTTCTGGTACTACGACTTGACCAGACATCATTCTGATTTCACCAATCAGATGGTATACGACTCTCATTATAGTATCACGTACCCACTGTGATTTAATATGACAAAATCTTATTCCTTGGTATTCGTCTGGAGATCCTATTCTAATTAGATGCGGGTGTTCTTTATGAAACTGAATTAGACTCTTCGCCTCTTCCGGAGTCAACAGGTTGTGTATCATCTTTGGAGGATATGGCATCTTCACTTCCGTCTGCATCGGCATTAGATTGCTCTCTATCGGCAAGATATCTTGCGACTTGCATTCTTCTTTCATACTCTTCTCTTTTCTTTTTTTCTTTTGGTCTGGCCTTGAGTGCTCTTTCTATCTTGAGACGTGATGCTCTTTGTAGAAACAGTATACCATTTAAGTGATCAAGTTCATGTTGAACACATCGAGAGGCCATTCCTTCTAATGTAAGAACTATTTTTTCTCCATCAGTATCTTGATATTCAAACTCTATGACTTTCGATCTCTTGATCATAAGATAGATATCTGGAAAAGATAGACAACCCTCTTTCATGTTGTCTGTATCTTGAGATACTTTTAATAACTTTGGATTCCAAAAAGAAACTACACCCTTATCAGCAGTTCTCATAACAAACATTTTGTATGGTAATCCACATTGATTTGCTGATAGTCCAAGACCACCGTATCTATCAATTGCTTCTATCATATTCTTTTCGATCTCTTTTGGATCCTCAGGCGGATTCTCGAAATCAAATTCTGGAGGTGGTACTCTTAATACCTTATGTGCTTCTTCTACTAGTTCGTACATGCTTATATTTATGATACCGAAATTCGACTAAAGTTTTTATACTTTTCAAATTTAATTACTTCATCAAACTTGTCGTACAAGGCATCGCCCTTATGACTTATTATAAATGCGTTAGTCTTTTCTGTCAATGTGTTTAACAGTCTTAAAAAATCATCAGTGCCCTGGGTGTCTAGAGAACTATCAAATACTTCATCTAATATAAGTAAGTTAGTATTTACACTGTTCTTCATTCTTGCTACTGCTCTCCATGTGAATAGTAATGCTAAATCAATTCTCATTTTTTCACCTTGAGAGAAGTTATCGTATTTGAATACATCTCTAAATCTAGACTTGATTGTTTCTTCAAATGCTTCATCAAGTTCAAACCCAACATAGAATTCTAAATTTGCCAGATACTTATTAATAAGTTTATTCATGACAGGTACATATTGTTTAATGATCTTTTGTTTTACACCAGCATCTTGTAATAACATCTGTGCGATACTGAAGTAATGTTCTTTGTCTTTGAGTTCTTGTTTCTTTGCAACTAAGATATCTAGATCATCTTCACTAGTTGCTAGTTTATCATTTGCACTATTGTCTATCTGTGCTTTTGTAAGATCATTTATTTGATCTTGAACTTTACTTATATACTTTTGATTAGATGTAATCTCTGTTTGTAATAGTCCTATCTCTCTTTGTTTCTCTAAGATTTCTGATTGAATGGTATTGATTCGTCCGATTTCGTCATGAAGTTCGTTGATCTTCGCATCGAGTTCTGTAACCGCCTTCTTGATCTCTGAGACCTTTGCTGTCTTTTCCTGTATGCACTTCTCTTTATGTTCATGATCTAGTCCTTGTTTACATGTTGGACAGTTGTCGTGGTTCTCATAGAATTCAATATCTGCGAGTGCTTTCTTTCTAGCAGTTTCGAGTTGCTTCTCCAAGTTAATAGTTTGTTTGAGTCTATCTTCAACTGTATTTTTATTCTGGATAGTGGATTCTTTCTCCACCACATCTTTCGTCTTTTCATCTATGGTCTCCATTAAAGTCTGAATATTATTTTCAGTTTCTTTCACGGTTGATTCATACTTAAGAATTTGTTTATCACGATTTTTTTGAAGAGCATTAATCTGCTCTGTCAATCCATTGATTCTCTCTTCGAGAATTTCTATTTCATGTTCGTTCTCTTTAATATCAATTTTATGTGATGATACTTTCTTTCGTAGTATGTCTCTCATAGTACTAAAGATAGAGATATCTAATAAGTCCTCTACAAGTTTACGTCTCTCACTTGCTTTTAATTGCATGAAAGGTGTAAAGTTTGCTGACCCTAGAATTGCTACTTGAGTAAAAGACCTATGACTCATTTTGAGTATATTCTTTTCTAAGTGATCTTGATAATCTCGTACACTTGCATCTTGATTGAGCATTGTGTTTCCAAGATATAGTTCGAATTTGTTTGGTCGAGTTCCACGAATTACTTTATATTGTTTTTTGCCAATCATGAAATCTACTTCTACTAACATTTCTTTTCCATTGATTGAATTTACAAGAAGTTCTTTCTTAAGATTACGGAACCCTTTACCATATAATGCATAACATAATGCATCTAATAGAGTTGATTTACCAGCACCATTCTCACCTATAATAAGTGTTGTTGCTGATCGATCTAATTCTATTGTTGTAAATTTATTACCAGATGAAAGAAGATTCTTCCATTTAACTTTCTTAAAGTGTATCATATATAATTATGTTCATCTAATGCTTCATTATACAATGAAGTTATTAAAGATGTAAGTTGGTTTTTCTCA